CAATATCGTTCGCTCTAACATTATTCCAATAATTGTAGATTTCTGCGCTTGATTCTTCGGAAGTATTTACCAAAAGAAGTCTGTTCGCTTCATGGTTTGACGAGTCCATGTTTTTCGCACGAAATTCACCTTTGGTTTCAAACTGCATTACACCGGTTCCTTCAAATAGCGCACCGGTCTGTTCGTCGTTTGTTCGCAGTTCCGTTGTGTTCGGGTCTGTACCGAAAATCAGATTGACCGCCCGCATTGTACCGGCAGTGATAATATCCGCAGAGATTTTATATGCAGAAAGCATATTGACGATTGCGTTTCCGTCTCTTGTGATTCCGTAATGCCAAATCGGATCACCGTCATTCCAATCGTCTGTCCACGCAAAACCGTTCGCGCCGAACGTATAAATGATGGTACTGTTCGCAAGTGTACTTGCGTCATGGAAATAATACTGATATCCACCGCCCGGCTGCTGAATAGACGTTTCATAAAGTCCTAACGAGTTCATGACCATCTCATTAAGGTTCATGAGTAACAACGTGCGTTCGTTAATTTCTTTGTCTACTTTGTTTTTCGCATACTCAATAATCTTCGACTGAACATTTGTGAAGTTACCGTATGTCGCATATCCGTTGTCTTCATCGGTTTTGCCTTTTCCTTCAATGGATGTATTGGAATTAACACCGAACGTGATATTGGATACGATTCCCGTGTAAGAAACATTGTTCTTAACGAACGTAATCATATCCATCGGATAAAGATACGGAGACGGCTTAATAACCGCAGAATAAGGCCGGTATGTAAATCCATTAAGAACTGCACCAAGAGCATCCACAACATTCTGAATATTGTCTCCGACTAAAGGGTTGTCAGAGATATCAATGCAGTATCCTTTTGTTCCGGAGATGTACTCTACCGGGTTATTTGAATCTGTATCGTCTACATAGATAACTCCCGTTATCTGAATGTTATTTTCGTAAATAGTATGACTGTACCGTTTCGATTCATTGATCGTAACGTCAGTAGCGGAATACCACTTAATTACAAGCTGTCCGTTCTCATTGAAAAATGCGCATGCACCTAAAAGCATACACGCAGCCTGTAAGAGATTTCTGTATGTGATGTCCGCTGACATGTCGAACGAAACCTGATAATTCGCATTCGGCATAGACGCAATCGCAGAACCGTTTGCCAGAATAACGTCACAAATATCGCATATTCTTGATACAAGATACGATACAGTGTGCGTTACCTGGAAGTAAGTCCAATCAACCGGTTTATCAAGTTTTGCCATTCTATCCAATGCTTCGATAGACAGAATGCTTGCATTCTTTACCGGTTTATCAATCGTAAAGTATCCGCACGGAATCCATACAATGTCACTTTCGCTTGTATAGTTTTCCCAATCTGCGATACCGATGCGGATGAATAACACCGCACCTTCAAACTTTACGTTATCCCACTGTTTTGAATAATTCTTGATTCTGAATTTGCACTCACTTGCACATGCCGTTCCGATTTCAATGCGGTTTCCTGTGATGGAATAACGATCAATAGAGAACGAACCGGAAATGATATCGTTCTCTGTGATGGTATATGTTTCATTCTCCGTATCCATACGGATGTTGATAACCTGTTTCTTATTGCTATCGAAATACCCTTTAGCGGTTGAACTGATCGGATACATTTATCGCTCAACTCCTTTCCGCTCGATGATATTGAATGAGATGTTACTCCACAAGCCAACCTCTGCGTTATACATCGGTGCTGACCTGTCACCTACATAAAACTCTGACGTTCGCCATGTACCGGCAAGTGCATCCATGTATGTTACATTTACATACTCTGGATTGAATGCGCGGAGGACAGAACTCGCTTCTGCCCATGTCAGCGCATTCCACTGTAAATTCAGATGGACAGCCTGCCCAATACGCATCTTGTCCATGTTTGTATCTTCCGTTCTTCCTGCATCTGCTGCGGAAATATCGGAAAGCTGATAAGTGAAAGAGGCAGGACAAAGCACTGCCACTCCATCAACACTCTGAATAGGATTAACACCTGCCATATGTCCTACCTCACTTTCTTTTTATCCGACAGGAACAAATGTTCCTCCGTCTCTCTGATTCTTTCTTGCCATTGCGTTTGTGATTGTACTCAGCGGAATCTCTACGTTTCCTTCTTTTTCGAGGATCGCTCTGAGTAAATCATTCTGTTCTCTTAACAGTCTGACTTCATCGCTGTTTGCATCTCTCACACCCTGGCGAATGCCTTCAACAATCTGCTGATTATTGGCAACCGCAGAACGTCCACCCATTGTTCCAACAAGTTCCGGTCCAGACTCGTTTGCAATAAACAAGTCACCCTTTGTGCCAGGGAAACCGCCCTGTGCATAGAAACCTGTGAATTTAGGAACTGAGATGGATGCAAATCCACTTCCAATCCTTTCCCATGTAAAGTGGGGCATTGGAATGTGAATGTCTGTGATTTTCCCGAGTGTCTTCTTAATGTTCTCTACGGTATCGCTAAATGTCTTTCCGGTATCTTCTTTGAACTTGTTCCACTTCTTTTTGATATTCTCAATGACACCTTCAACCTTTTCCGCAGCCTTGTTCCAATTCACTTCACCTGCGGTAAAGAATGCAGCTGCACCTGCTCCCATTGCACCGATACCTAATACAAAGTTACCTGTGAGGAAGAAAATCAAACCGATTGCCATAAGACTTAACCCGGCATATGCCATGATCTCACCTAACTTTTCGGTGATTTTCTGACCTGCGGAATCCCAATCAACAAGACCCGCTGCGAATAATGCTCCCGCACCCGCAACCATCGCTCCGATACCAAGTGCGAAGTTACCCGTGAACATAAGAATCGTTCCAATTACAAGCAGACTTGTTCCGATAATCTGCATAATGTCCTGTAACTGCTTGCCGACTTCCGTCTGGGCAGAGTTCCAATTCACCGCAACCGTTCCTACCACACCGGCAAGACCGGCAATAACCATCGGAATACCCCACTGATATAGACCGCAGATGATGAATAATGCACCAAGCCCAAGAATTGCACCAAAGACAATTCCTGTGAGCGTAGTAAGTGCTGTGGAAACATCTGCGTTTGTAGCTTTCCAATTCACCGATACTGCCTGCCATGTCATCGCTGCACCTACCGCAACCATTGCAAGGCCAAGCGGAATGTTTGCACCAGACAGCAGGAGTAACGCACCAATCGCAAGTGCGAATCCACCTACTGCACCTTCAATCAGTGTCAGCACGTTTGCGACTTCCTTTGGAACTGTATTCCAATCAACCTGACTGTTGATGTTAAACAGTTTGTATGCACCGTGTGCCATCAGCGCAAGACCGATGATCGGATGACCGGAAAGCATAAGGATTGCACCTAACGCAAACTCGAATCCCGCAAGGATTGCTTCAACCTCAGTCATGTGTTTCTGGATGAATGCCTGGATTTGTGCAAGTTTTCCCTGAAACTCTGAGACTTCAAACATCTTTGAGTAATCAAGTCCGCCGACACCTCCGCCGCCACCGGAATTGTTCTGACCGTTGAGTTTATTGATTTCATCGAAACCGAGAATCGTCTTCTGCAATTCTTTTACTTTCCCGGTAGCGGAACCTGCTGCGGCCGCGTATTCTTTCGGATACTTCAACGCTTTATTCCATGTTCCGGCACCGCTGAGAATCGCAATGACCTGATTGATGACGTTCAGTAACGCAACGAATTTATCAATCAGCCAATCGATTGCCGGTGCAAGCGCGTTGATGATTGGTGATATCGCTGCACCTACACTGTTTTTTAAATACTGAAACGATGTAGCGATAGTATCCATGCTCTGGGCAAATACCCCAAAGTCTCCACCTGCTTTTGAGAACTGATAGAGATTGTTCGCACCTTCCTTCGCACCCGCAGCGATATCTTTGAGAACCGTTCTTAACAGTCTGTAAAACGCAATACGTTTGATTGAACTGTAAAACTGTTCCGCAGCGGAACCTGCCGACTTGAATCCTTGCGAAGTTTCCTTCAATCTGCCAAGCAGTGAAGACATGCGCTGTTCTGACTGTCCTACACCAAGAGGACCAGAACCGCTTGCACGTTCTTTATCAGAACCCGTACCGCCCAATGCACCCGCTTCACGGTATCCTTTTCCGAGCCGTGCGTTCGATGACATTGTGCTTTTTAAGTTTTTAAGAGAGCCTGTAAGTTTGTCGATATTCTGTGCTGTTTTAGAATTTATCGTACCGGTAATTTCATACTCGATACCTTGCAATGTTATCGGCATTGTTACTCTCCTTTCTGTTTCGCTTTCACCGTATTCAGCTTTGTTTCCATGTACGTTCTCATACGTTCCATGTCTTCTTTCGCTTTTTCGGTTTCCTGCATCTTCTTTTCTTCCGCATCAAGAGGCAAAGGAAATTCCATATAGGGCTTAACTTCAACTCCTTCAGCCCACGCATTGAATAACGGGTAGATTGCTTCCAATGCTCTATAGATATAAGCGCCTTGTAGCCATAACTTCTCGTTATCCTGTTTCTTTTTAAGTTTGAATGTTTCTCGGCAAAACTTTGCCCGCTCTAATTCGCCATTCCAGTATTCGTCATACGACATACCCATAGCCATATAGATAGGGCATTGTTCTTCCAAGATTTCGGTGAGTGTGACCTTCGGACGTTCTTTGGTAGAAGATGCACCGAAATCGTCTTCTACCACTCGATCTTTTTTGGATCGTCTTCCTCCGTATCTTCATCCATCAGCGTACTTACGGCTTCGTAGTACAGTTCCGCAAGTTTCTGGATGAGTTCGTCTTTTCTTGAAATATGCTTGTAAATCTCTTTGATCTTTTCGCCTTTCACACGTTTGTGGTGTAAAAGGAATGCACCTTCAAATAACTGTGGGATACGTGTTGCCGGTTTCGTATCCATTTCACTGATGATGAATCCGGCTGATTCCATCTGCCGACAAATGTTTCTCGAAAACTCCAGAACGTAGTGCTGGTTCTCGTAATCAAACTCGATCTTCTGTGCCATTAACTCGTTTTATCCTCCTTTGAGTAACAAGTATCGCAGAGTCTTTAATTAGGCTCTGCGATACTTCGCCTTAACCGCTACTGAGGGTTTGCACCACCCGTGGTATTTGTGTCACCCGTCTTGTCTCTGTACATAGACAGGGAAGGCATGATGTTGGTTGTCATTTCACGGACACCGTTTACTGCCTGTTCGGACACCGTATACGAAGCGCGTCCTTTGAAGTTGTACTTGCCATATTCGCCGGTCGGTGTGACAGTACCGTCATTGTTTTCAGTTCCGCCGAGCCATACAGACCAAAATGTGTCCTGCTCGTTCAGAGCTTCGATCTTCTTTACATATTCCAGTTCATAATTGGATGTGAAACCCATCGAACCATCGTTGTTTCTGATACCGGGAATATAGGTTCTTCCAGAATCCTCAAGAGTAGTAGTCTCTACTGCTTCTTTCTGAGCCATAAGTGCCGGTGTGTTCTTGATCGGAATAAACTTCTCATAAGTAGTTCCGTCAGTAGAATGCATCAGAAATGTAGAAAAACTGATTGTAGGCATTTTTTCTTACCTCCTGTAAAAGTGTGTGTTACTTGCAAGGACTGAATATATGCTCACCAGTCTTGCAATAGAGTTATTTGCCAAATTAGGCACGAAACCGGACGATTCTCGCGTGAAATTCATGCGGTGCATATATTTGTCTATCTCGTTTGTTATCGCCCTGCATTCGGCTTTTTTGCCGTCTGTACGGTTGGAATAAACTCTAACGTCATACGTCAGCTGTGCTGTGTGTTCTTCAAGCAAATCGTCCTGCGTATTTGCATACGTAATCGTATTTGTCTGGACAATAGTGATAAACGGAAACACCGGCGGCGCATTCACATAATCTGAGGAAAAGTTATCTTCCGTCAGTGTTGGGAACTGAGACATTACATAAGACATGACTCTATCAAACACTTCATCTGATTTATCAATCATGTTCTGTTCCTCCTTTCCCACACTTTTCGGACAATTCCTTCATACCGTTTCTCTACTTCCAGCCGTGCGTTATACATACTGCTGTTAGCGTCGTTACCGTATGTGTGAACTGTGTTTGGCTTGCCGTAAGCAACCTGCGTATCGCTTGGATGGTTAGGTCCTGGACTTCCTGTATAGAACCATCCCCACGGATTCGCACCCTGTTTCCGTTTATATTCACCGTGATCTACTACACTGCCTGAAACGATTTCGTCATACTCTCCGACAGGTGCGGATTTGTATATACCCGTTCCAAACTCTATAAACAGAACTGCATCTCCGTCTGCGTACACCGTTGCTTTCTTTCCGTTGTCGGATATTTTGAAGGATACGTCCTCAGTGTGCGTTCCTGCGTACTCCGCGCCTGTGAAATTTACCCTTGCAATATCCGCTCCGGTCTTTGCCAGTTCCTCAACAAGATCCCTGGCAAATGCCTCCATCTCCTGTTTTGAAATCTGTTCAAGTTTTTTTATCGCGGCATCCAGCGATCCTTCTTTGTTCAGGTCAATAACAACCTTCATGATTAACTCTTGTTGACCTTCGCAATGGCATATGCGATGACGTTAAGGCTTTT